CAACTTCTGTGCTTGCGCCATCTTTAATCAGGTCACGCAATGCAGGCGACAATTTTTGTAAGGCTTTATAGTTACCTGCATATGCTTTAGCGAGCGCATCAGCAGCAGCCTGCAACGGTAATCCTGATGCTGTTGCGATGTCTTGTGCCAAAACTAAACCTTGTTGTGCTTTAGTCAAATCTTTAGTGCCGATAACCAGCGAGGAAAGAGCAGCACGAAGTTCTGTGTCAGCCGTGCCAGAAGCACGAGACATCGCCGTTATCAATGCTTCCGTAGAGGCAACGGTTGCTGATGAAGCACCGACCACATTCTGTAGAGTTTGCGCCAGTTTTGCTTGCTCTAATTCGTCAGCAGCAGCAGCCTCAGCAGCCTTGAAACCTGCGAATGCTAAACCACCAAGCGCAGCAACAGCAGGCAGAAACGCTTTTTTCAACAAGAATGATGCTTGCTCTGTTGTCGTTTCAAGTTTCTTGAACTCGGCAATGGCTTTAGATATGCCCTTCGCATCAAAATCGGTGAGTATGTTTATGCAAACAGCCATCAGTTACCTATATGCCTTGCCCGTTAATTCGTTTTGTGGTTAGGTCATCAACTTCTTTGACGACTTTCAACACCGCTTCTTCAACCATAGCCTGATTATTTTTAACCGCACCGAACATAATACGAGATCGGGTAGTGCCACGCTTGCTTTTAACTTTCGTGTGTTTATCAAGGTTTTTTATAAATGTTGAACCGCTTGATTCGTATGAGCCACTACCTGCCGAATCATAAACTTGACCGCCAGCGTCCATTTGCTGAATACGCAAAATGCCTCTACCGCCTGCAGCATTACGCCTTGTTGTGCCACCTGAAATGGCTTTAACTTTTGTTGTAGCAGACGAGTTATATGGTGGCATTCGTTTAACACCAACACGACTACCAGAACTATGCCAATTCTCTAAAGGTGGTGAACTAGGAAAACGAGAACCAACAAGATCAGCCAACGGTTTCGCAGCATCGCCTAGATTTTTTTTGAACTCGTTAAACAGTTCTTTCTCGTAGTTCTTTAGATAAAACAAGGTTTCGTTTATCCCGTAGAACTTGATTTCGTTTGCCATAGGCGCACATCATACAACTATCTGCGTTTACGATTCGCCTGTTTAACAAGCCAGCGTTGATATGCCAACATTGTTTCAAGCATCTCCTCGCTTTCAGCGAGCAATAAAGATGGCGCAATATGATACTCGTGGGCTAGGTGAGCGATCAGCCAATGTGCTGAATCATCACCAAACTTTATTCTTTTGGGGAATCACCTTCATCTGCTGGTGTAACTTGAGCGACTGTAGCAATCCAATCAGGATCAAACTTTAGTTTTGTTTTGCCTCTGTGTGTCAAGGCAGACCAAGCAAGCCAAGCAAGATCGGTTAGGCGCATCTCTGTTTCAAGACGGACAACGCTACGCTGCCAAGTTCTTTCAAAGCCAACGAAGTCAGCGAATACTGCTTCTACAGGTTCAACTGTGCCGTCTAGGTATTCAACTTTTAACGCAATTTTCATTGTGATCTCCTTCTAATTGTTGTTTATTAAGATGTCGCTTTTGTTAAAACTCCGCCAGCGAAACTTAGACTTGTCATTGCCAACTCACCAACGGCTGCTGCCACAGGTGTATGTGCTGCAAGGAATGTCCCAGTCAGGGTATAACTTGGGTTCGTGGCACTTACTGCTGCTGATGTTGGTTTAATGACAACAGTTGTTGTCGTTCCAACAAGTGGATAAATAGTTGCTTCAACATTTGCTGCTGCAAAATCTTGCATAAACTCAATGTCAAGCGAATTGTTTTGCAAACCACCAGCAAACTTATGTCCTGTGCTGCCGAATGCCGTTGTCTCAACGCTGTCAATTTCATAATTCAATGTCACACTATTGGCGTGGTCGCTCAAGGCGATTGCGTTCACTGTGATTGAAGCATCTGTCAAAACTAAAACTGCCATAACTATTTGTCGCTTTCTTTTGGTTCTTGTTTGGAAACTTTAACATTAACTTCAGCCAAATGTCCACCCTCAACAAGCGCATCAACATTCAAACCTTCAAGATCATCACCTGAAATGTTTGAGCCTTGTGCGCCGAGTGTGCAATTCTCGCTGATGATTTTATAGTTTGCCATCGTTTGTCCTATCCGTGAACTGTTACTTGGAACTGTATCTGTAAAAACTCTGCGTCAGCAGAACTTAAACTCGTAATGTTCGCACCCGATGGTAGCACCAAAGTTTGGCACACGCCACCAAGAGTCTTGTCGCCTTCAATCGCAGCACGAACACTTTTTGCACCTGAATAAGAAAGATAATCGTCAAGCGTTGCGAAAGCGTTGCGATCAACATATCTGCCGACAATCACATTGACAGTCCAATCCATAACTACATCGCCACCAGAAAACGCCTTATGGTATTCAATCCGATTCAAAGTAGGGAACGCTAAAGGCGGATTAAGTTGCTCAGGCTGATAAGCCGAAGTGCGAAGCCCAGAAATGGTTGCTAGGCGTGTAGCAAGCCCTGTAGCGACCTGTGAAACAGTCGCAGCCATTAAGCGATACCAAACTTGCGATACTGAGAAAGTAAATCACGCACATCGGGATCAACAGCCCGAACCGTGATAGCCATATCAGCAAAACCGACCACGCCTAGCGCAGCGTTAAGTCGTGCGAACTGTCGCATAGCAAGCAAAATACAGGCTTGGTTTATATCGTCAGGGATAGAAGCCCAACCCCAAACAGTGGTTACTTGCACGGTTTCAAACGATGGCAGAGTAAATAGTGGGAAAGTTTGACCGCCAACCATTCGTGCCGATTCGTATGGGCGTGTATAGATCGGAACATTTCGTGGTTGTAATACATAATCTGTGCCTTGCGTCAAAGTTGTCGCATAAGTTCCGTCACCAGCCGAATCAATTTTGATCGTGATAGTTGAAGTTGCCACATCATTAGGGAACACAAGCAAGTATTCGTCATACGGATACATCGGAACAGCCGTGCTTGCCGTTTGATAAAAAAATCTGCCTGTGTAGCCGTCAATTCGGCGTGAAGCCGATTCAATAGCGTTCTCTAAAAGCGTGTCATCGGTGCTATCAGTAATCCTGAGAGCAGATTTTAATTCTGCCAAAGTGCAGTAACCATTTGTAACAGCCATTAGTTATGCTTTCTTTTTCTTGCCACGCTTCAAAACAGACTTTTCAACTTCAGGTTTAACTGAAGCAACCTCAATTTCTGGCAGATATTTGTGGTCAAAACCTAGTTCACGCAACGCCTCATCAACCGCTTTTATACGATCTTTCAACCCTCTGCGCTCATATCCTGCTCGTTCATCAAGAAGTGCGTCAATTTCTTTGCTCATATTTACTCCATAAATGCTAAAGGTTGCTGACACCCCGAAGGATATCAGCAACCTTTAAGCGATGTCTGAACAGAATCAGAATGTCGGTGTGACTAATCCAGTTCCGTTGATTTGTGCCCAGGCGTTCGGGTAACGGTTCGCCGTGACTGCGCTGTAACCATAAACAATCATAGTTACATCAAGTTCGGCTGCTTTTGGCTGCTCAAAGCGAAGCATCTTTGGTGTGCCATCGCCTTCCTCCCACAAGTGCAACTCTTGCGAGTTACCAATGTAGATGGTGTCTTGATTTGTGCCTGAGCCTTTGTTTGTTGCAACAGTTGCATCAGTGTAAACAGGCAATCCGAGAATGCTGTAGCCACTGTTGCCGTATTGCGGTGCGCCTGAACCGTAAGCGTATGCAGGCTGACCTGAACTTGACGGTGTTGGAACAGCAAGCGGTCGTGATTGACCATCTACCGCAGCCAAGATAAACGCAAGTCGGCGTGGGTGCATAATCATTACATTTGGTCCAGCGAATAAAGTTGTTTGAACTTTCTGAATGCCATCAACAAGTTTCGGATAAAGTTCCGCAACCGTTGGTGAAGCATCGGTGTAGGTGACTGCTTGACCTGCTGACGAGAACAGTTCGGCAACTACAGCCGTGTTCAACACGGTGTTGTATGACGAAACAAGGTCTGCCATTACCAGCGAGTCAATGTTTGTGCCACGCTCAATGCTTTGGCGTGAAACATTTTGCTGACCAGCAATCGTCACTACAGACAAATCAAGTTTGGTGTCGTCCATATTGGTTTCTTCAACGGCTGCACCTTCAGTTTGTGCTGCTGTTGCTGAACCTGTCGTAACTTTGCTGATGCTCAGCGTCAATCCGTCCATCGTCACGCTGGACGATGGAAAGCCCTGAGCAGTCAAGTCCACCGTAGTGCCGTCAGAGGTTCGGGTCGCTGTCCAAGTGGTGCCGTCCCAATCCAGTTGG